GGGTTTTTAGTTTAAGAAATATTTATATAAAAAATAATAGATGATTAAAGAAATTCCTAAATCAGATATAATCACAAGACCAATCAAAGTTTATAAAGAATGGACTTTGGATGAAAATGATGTATATCCATTATTTGGAGAAACACCCGATGATACTTTAATCGATGTGAACTCCGATGAAAAAACACATGGGTTTGTTAAAAAAGTATTATATGAATCCGTAAAATCTCAATTTTATAGAAATGCAAGTACATCATCGATATTAACAGAAGTAGGATTACGAAAATCATACACATCCACAGACGAAAGAAATTTAAGTGATGAATTGGCTGTAATTTCAATTCCTCAAATATACTATGGGGAAGGTATTAAAATTGGTAGTGTACGATTGGAAGATGAACAAACTGGTAAGATATATGAGGATGATGGATATTCAAATCTTTTAGATTCTGGTAGTAATGTTGCTGGTAATATATTTTATGATAGAGGATTGGTTATATTAACAAGAGATATTGTAAGTGGTTCGGTATTATCTCAATATACTTTAAATTTTAGGTCTACAAAAACAATATATGAAAATGAGATTCTTTTAACTGTATTGGAATCTGAATTTAATGTTTCCCAAAACCCAACTGCAGTGGACTATGATTCTGATGGTAAATTTGGTAAAATTAAATTACATTCTATTCAATCTAATGTAAATCCTAATGTTTTTAGTGGATTTGGTGAATATGATTATAGTAGTTCGTTAGATACAACTGGCTCTTATTTAGCACCATATATTACAACAATTGGATTATATGATGATGATTTAAATATGGTTGCAGTAGCTAAATTACCACAACCAATAAAGTCTTTACCTGATTATCCATTGAACTTCATTGTTCGTTTCGACACGTAAGGTTATATTTATATAAACAAACAAATACTAAAAAAATGGCAAGTATAATTGATATGTACAAAAACGCATTACCACAAACTGGTAAAGTTAATTCTAAAGGTGGTGATGTAGAACCAATTGGAGCAAATGCACCATATAAGCCATCTAAGGATTTATCTAAGGATGAAAAGGCTTTAAAGAAAGCAAGAGGTGGTGATTTGAATATAAAAAAATATTCAGATAGTATTACAAATAAGTAATCAATGAGTTGGAAATTTAATGGAAATATTGTTACAGAAGAAAACACACCTGAAGGTGCGGTTGGGTTTGTCTATAAAATGATACATATACCAACTGGTAGATTCTATATAGGTAAAAAGCAACTTACACAAACTCGTAGATTAAAACCCCTTAAAGGAAAGACTCGTAGGCGAGTTGTAAAGAAAGCATCTGATTGGGAAAAGTATTATTCATCAAACGAATGGATTAAATCAGAAGTAAAAGCTGGAAACGCTGAACATTTTGAAAGAGAAATTATTCAGTTTTGTTTCTCAAAGAAATCCTTATCATATTACGAAATTAAATGGCAGTTTCATTACGATGTACTTGCCAATGAACAAGCAATAAACGAAAACCTTATGGGAAAGTTCTTCCGTAGGGATATTATAAACTAAAGTTATGACAATACCTGAAATCGCAAAAAAGTACGGAATCTCCGAAGCATATCTTAATTCAAAAGATGATGCATTATCGATAGCAGCAGCTTCTCTAGTAGATTTAAAAGGAATGGTAAATAGTAATATACCAAGAGAACAAATAGCTAACAAATTACAATTCTTAGCAGATTTTTTATACGATTGTAAAAATTCTAACTACTAGGTTTGGTTATATCAGATAATTTTCGTATATTTGTGTACGAATATCTAAATTATGCTATCTGGTAGAAACAAATTACAAATAATTACAATATTAGACACTGCATTGGGTGTGGGTTCATCTCTAAAAGGAAATGAGCAGGCACATCATTGTCCATTTTGTAATCACCACAAAAAGAAACTCCAAATCAATTTAGATACTCAAAGATGGCATTGTTGGGTATGTGATTCTAAAGGTAGAAGTATAGCATCACTTCTTCGTAAACTCAATGTAGATTTAAGAGACCTATCAAAGGTTAAAGATATCTATGGAGATGAACCTGAATACGATTCAAAGGAGGAGTTTGTAGCAAAATTACAATTACCGAAAGAATTCAAACAATTACATTTTAAACCAAATCGCACAAATCCATACTACAATCAAGCTATATACTATCTTTCTCAAAGAGGTATTACTCAAGCCGATATTGTAAAGTATAACATAGGATATTGTGAAGATGGATTATATGGTGGTAGGATTATCATTCCATCTTATGATGAAAATGGTGAATTGAATTATTTTGTAGCACGTTCTTTTTATCAAGACGAAAAGATGAAATATAAAAATCCACCTGTTAGTAGGGATGTAATTGTATTTGAGAATCAAATCAATTGGAAAGAACCCATTACATTGGTAGAGGGTGTATTCGATTCATTTTCAGTAAAGAGAAATGTGATTCCTTTGCTTGGAAAATTCTTACTTAGCAAATTGAAAAATAAAATTATGGAAAATGGTGTTAAGGAAGTAACGATTATGTTAGATTCCGATGCATTGGATGATTCAACTAAACATACTGAATGGTTTTTAAAAAATGGAATAAAGGTTAGGAATATTATACCAACTGATAAAGATGCTGGTGAAATGGGATTTAAAAAAGTAAACGAACTATTGAAAGAAGCTAAAGAAACCGGATGGGATGATTTAGTACTTTCGAAACTAAACAATATATGAGTAAATTAAAAAGGATTTATCACATTGCGGATATACACATTCGTAACATCAAAAGACACAAAGAATTCAGAGAAGTATTCTATGCTATGTTTGATGAGATTAAGAAAAGAGGAACGGAAGATTCAATCATTTATTTGGCAGGTGATATTGCACATGCTAAATTGGAAATGAGTCCTGAATTAGTGAAGGAAATTAGTTGGTTGTTGACAGAATGTACAAAACATTGCGAAACTATTATGATTGCCGGTAATCACGATTGTAATATGAACAATGCCGATAGATTAGATGTACTTACTCCAATTGTTGATGCATTAAAACTACCAAACCTAACATATTTAAGAGATACTCAAGTATATGCTATTGGAGATGTTGATTTCGCAGTATTCAGTATATTCGATAATAAAGATAATTGGCCTAAAGCAAACACTCTATTTGGAAACAAAAAGATTGCACTATTTCACGGACCTGTTGATAACTCTACAACCGATGTAGGGTATGTGGTTAGTAGTAGACACTTTACAACTGATATATTTGATGGATATGATTTAGCCCTATTAGGAGATATCCATAAAAGACAAGAGATGATATCACCAAGCGGATGTAAGGTGGTATATGCTGGTTCATTGGTACAACAAAACTTCGGTGAGACATTAGACAAGCACGGATTCTTAGCTTGGGATTTGGATACAATGACTTACGAAGAAATTGATATCAAAAACGATTATGGTTATTATACTTTAGATGTTGATGGTGGTATTGTGCCGGATGTAACTGATATGCCGTTATACCCTCGTTTAAGAGTAAGGGTAACTAATACGGATACCGCAGATACTAAGAGAATGATGGCTGATATTACGGCAAAGTATGGTGTGGAGGACTTTACAATCATTAGAACGGATACATTTAATAAGAAGAAAACCAACGATAGAGAAGCAAGGTTGGAAGTAGATAGTGTGGCTGATATAAACCATCAAAACTCTTTAATAGGGGAGTATATTGAACGTATGATGCCATTCGTAACAAAGGAGGACCTAATTGGTATTGAGAAAATAAATCGTGACATTAATAGTAGAGTACAACCATCAGAACTACAAAGAAACATAAGCTGGAAGCCTGTAAAGTTTGACTTCTCTAATATGTTCTCTTATGGTGAAGATAATATCATTAAGTTTGATAAGGTAAACGGATTGATGGGATTATTCGCACCAAATGCACAGGGTAAATCATCTCTATTTGATGCAATCTCATTCTGCCTTTTTGATAAATGTAGTAGAGCTTACAAAGCAGCTGCAATTATGAACAATAGGAAGCAGGATTTCCATTGCCAATTGGATTTCACTATTGATGGTGTAATGTACCACATTCGTAGAGAAGGTAGAACTATTAATAAGGGAAGAAATGTAAAAGTAGATGTGGACTTTTGGAAAGATAGTGATATTGGAAGGGAATCCCTAAACGGAACGGAGAGAAGGGATACAAACCAAATCATTGAAACGTATGTAGGAAGGTATGAGGATTTCGTAATGACTGCACTATCACTACAAGGTAACAATGCCCTATTCATTGATAAATCACAATCGGAGAGAAAGGATTTGTTGGCTCAATTTATGGGATTGGATATGTTCGATAAATTGTATGAAACGGCAACGAATGATATTAAGGATGTGAACGCTCTTATCAGAAATTTCAAGCGTACTGATTTTACGACAGAATTAGCCCAAAAAGAAACCGACTTGAATGAGAAGAAGATTGAGTATGGTGAGTTGGATTCCGAAAAAACGGATTTGGAAAATCGTAAGAGTGATTTAGAAGAACAAATCGTAACTCTATCCCAACAAATAGTTCCAATTCAAGGTAATTTAGATATTGATGAATTAAATCGTAAACTAACAAAGATTGATAGTGAATTAAGTACTTGGGAAGATTCTAAGGTTGTTAAAAACCAAAAACTTACTGAAGCAAATGAATTAGTTAGAAAGGCTAAGGAAACGATTGATTCTAAAGCTACTATAAACGAAATTGGTATAGAAGTTGCATATTCTAATTATCAAAAAGAAGAAAAGAATTTAATTGAAGCAGAGAAAGTGTATTCAAATGTAAAATCTCAATTAACTTCGGCTGAAGAAAAGATTAACCATTTAGATAAACATGAGTATGACCCAAATTGTAAATTTTGCTGTGATAATGAGTTTGTTAAAGATGCAATGAGAGCAAAAGAAGCATTGCCTGAATTAAAAAAGTTTGTTGAAAATGCAACTATTCAATGTGTAGGTATCCAACAAACTTTGGATTCTTGGGAAGGTATTGAAGAACAATTCCTTCAATGGAAAGAGTGGACTGATGAACATAAACGATTGATTGTTATTAGAGAACGACTAGAAGGTGATATTAGAGCAGCAGATTCTAAAATTGAATTACTACAAACTCAAAAAGAAAATGTAAATGCCGATATCGTTAGATACAACGATAACGAAGAAACAATAATTAAGAATCAGGCATTAGATATTCAAATCCAAAATGTTCGTAGATTAAAGCAAGGTGTTGAAAATCAAATATCGGATGTAAACAAACTTATGTTGAAATTGATGTCAGATGTAGGTGCAACAAAAACCTATATTGACAATATGAAAGCTAAGATGGAAGAAGTAAAGGAATTGGAAACTAAAAATCAATTATATACATTCTACTTAGATGCAGTTAAGAAAGATGGAGTACCATACGAATTAATATCTAAAGCACTTCCAGCAATTGAAAATGAAGTGAACAACATATTGGGACAGGTGGTTGATTTCTCAATCTCAATGGATACTGATGGAAAGAACATTAACGCTAGAATCGTTTACGAAGACCAGGAATGGGCTTTAGAGATGTGTAGTGGTATGGAGAAGTTCATTAGTGGATTAGCGATTAGAGTAGCTCTAATTAACATCTGTAACCTACCTAGACCAAACTTCTTAGTAATCGATGAAGGATTTGGTACATTAGATGCAGATAACCTATCATCACTCTTTATGATGATGCAGTATCTTAAAACTCAATTTGATTTCATTTGGGTAATTTCTCACTTAGAACAAATGAGAGATATTGTAGATGGACTTATTGAAATTAAGAAAGTAGATGGGTTCTCTAAAATTAATTTTTAGTAACCGGTAAAACATTTTTAGGTGGGGTTTTCTTTAAAGACTCCACTTTTTCTTTTATGAGGGTTTCAATCAATCCACTTATTTTGTATCCCCTTTCTTTACAAAATTCTTTTAACGTTTGATGAACTTCGGCATCAATTTGTATCATTGCGTATTTTTTCATATTATTTTACTATATATTCTCTATTATCT